CCACCACGTCAGCCAACCAGCGGCGGCGATTAGCCCTATGCCATAGGCGGCCAGGTTGACCTCCAGGGTGGGGTCCTGGCTGTTGAAGGCTCGCCCAAGGCCAAGACGCGGCCTCAGCTTCTCCAGGAGATCAGTCAGACACGTCATGGGGTCACCGTCAGAGTGTCATCGGGGCCGGGCGTGAGGTTGTGCATCTTCAGGCGCCCGGCGAAAGGAACCACACAGCATCCTTTGGACTCCTGGCCTCGGCGGTCGGGGTCCATGCTCGGGCCATGGATGAAGAAGTCGTCCCGCCCGAAGGTCTCCCCAGAGATCTGGGTCAGGGGCGCCACCATCCGGCCCAAGTGGGGATGGTCCTGCCAGGGGCCGATGCGGTAGACACCCTGCGGTAGCGGTCCCACGTCGCGGACGTGCTGCATGGCGGGGTTGCACTTGCCCTCCCCGTTCCCAGACCATCCCAGGGCAACATGTGTGCCGTCATCCATGGTCACCAGGCCGATGGACTGGCTGAAGTTCAGGTTCATCGGCCACCCCCGAATTTCAGTGGGAAGTTCTCGACATAGTGCTGGATTTCCGTGCGTAGTTCGTTCCTAGTGTCCCGGAGGTCATCCTTGGTGGCATACTCACGGGCCATCGTGCTATCGAGCTTCGCCACGGTGGTGCTGAGACTTCCGATGGCGGTATTCAGGGAGTCTATGGACAGGCGGAACTGGCCGGTCACACGCTCCAGGGCGCGGGTGAAGCTGTCCCGCGCCTCTTTCAACGCGGCTTCGTGGTCAAGCCGGTTCTGATTGACCACCTTCCACAGATTGTCCTTGGCGGTGACCTCCCGCCAGATGAAGGCGGCGAGGGCCGCCCCAAGGACCGTCACCAGTCCCCGCATCGCGTAGGTTTCGAACTCTGCGCCCATGTGTGCCCTCGGTGCCTTCGTTATGTGTTGCATAGTGCCCTCCACGGGCGTTCTAATCCACATTGTATTGTAGCTATTCGCCTTCTCCACAATGAGGGCAACGGCCTCGCCCCTGGATGGTGCCGCCTCCTACCAGGGCCTCGATCAATCCCTGCGGCGTCCACCCTCGCGCCTCGTGGTCCAGACCAAGGAGCAGGGCGGCGAACTCGGCACACTCCCAGCCCGCATGGTCCCCAGGCTCTCCTAGGCCCGCCCGGATCGCGTCCTTGGCGGAGTAGTGGTCCCCGAGATGCTGGAGGACCATGGGCACGTCAACGGTTCGCCCGGTGTGGAAGACAGTGGGGGCGTCCTTCATGCGGTTGCGGAGGGCGTGGCAGGACACCCCGCCGATGGCACGGGCCTCTAGGACCAACGGCTCGCCCTCTACCACCCAGAGCACTCCACAGTGGTCCCACGCGCTGCGGGTCCACCAGCGAATGACGGCGGCTACGGGGCCCCGCCCTCTGAACATGACGAGATCCCCGGTCTGCATGTTACGCCCCCATGATCACGGCCTTATCCGTCGCCACGATCCAGGCCCGCTGGCTCTCCCAGGTGGTGTCGGGGGTCAGCCCGGACTTGGCGAGGTTGGCGCGGTAGATCGCCGCGTAGTTCTCGGCGGGCACGATGAGGGCCTGGAGCCCCGTGGCCGCGATCCCCGCCGTCGTCCAGGCGGCGATGGCATCGGCCTCGGCGCAGGTCGGGTTGGCCTTGATGTAGTCCACACTCGCAGACTTCCCGGCGAACCGCTCCTGCCGCAGAAGCTGGTCCACACTGGAGAACTCTCCGATGGAGTCGAGCCCCTGGAGGGACGCCACGACCGGCGCCTTCTCCGCATAATTGGCCGCCTGGAGCTTGGCGATGGAAGCGGCGCACTGGTCCACTAGGTTCTTTGCCTGGATGAGTGCAGCCTCCTTTCCGTTGAGAAGGGCGAGGGTTTGAAGGGCGTCGGCCATGGGAGGCTCCTTATGCGATGACGGTGACTTCGTCCACGTAAACGCCGTTGGTGAAACTTCCAGCGCCATGCGAATCATTCACGGTCATGGCGAAGCGGATGGAGAACTGGCCCCCGGCGCTCACATAGCTGGTGATGTCCACGCTACGGGCCGTCCAGGCGAGGGCGACGTTGGCGTTGCTGTAGGTGTGCGTAGCCAACAGGGTTTCGGTGCCTGTGGACTGGTTCAGAATGTAAACTTGAATAGTGCAAACATCACTGCCGGAATTAGCCCCGTTGCCGTAGTAGCCGGTTTTGTAGGCGAGGCTGACGGTCTGCCCTGAGAACGGCTGCGGCATTGAAAACGACTGCGTTAGGTTCCCGGCCTTCGTGTAGCCGAAACCGCCAACGAAATACTGGGCCGCGCTCCCTGTTCCAGACGTCGCCGATGCTGCCTGGTAGGTAGGGGGGTTTGCGCCACTGGTGCTCCACCCATTGAGGTCGGTATAGAAATAGCCGTTGATGATCCGGTTCACTGGCTGAATCCGGCTATTCACCGTTGCGACCTTGTATCCGCCGAAGTTCGCAGATCCACCCAACTCCATCATGCAGGTGGAGTCCGTAGCCCCGCCGATGTATGTGGTGGGGAACGGGTTCGCGCTGATCCTGAATCCGATTGGCGCCGAGATGGCCGTGCCCGCATGGTATCCGTTCTCGTCCGAACCGCTCCGCAGGTCCACCGAGTAAAGCAACGGCACCCGCGCCACCAGGGCCTGGAGCGTACCGTCCACGAGCATTGAGGCGTCGGCCATGCGGCGGGCGTAGAGGTTGTCAAACCAATACCAGCCGCTCGGCTGACTAGTGTCCACTTCTATGTAAATAACCATGAGAACCGCGCCCGCCGGTGCGGTGCCGGTACTCATGGCTTTGGTATAGGTTGTGGAGTTAGCCCAGGTAGGGCTCCCCCACCCGACGGCATTATTTGCCGCGTCCAGGAAATAACAATTTATGAGCTGCGAACCGGGTGCCTGAGACTTCGCCATGCACTCCATGTAATATTTGTCGCCAGCAGCACACGGGATACGGGCCACCTCTGTGCCGTCATAATTTCCGTTTGTGTGGTACACCGCGCGGGCGTAGTTCCCCGAGTAGGCGTTAGGCCCGGAGTAATCCAGCCATGCCGCTTCAAATGAGCCAGCAGGCCAGCCACCGGGAGGCGGAGTTTGATCGCTGGTCCCATTGGGGATCAGATTGTCGAGGTTCGTCACCGTCAATTGGCTAGAAATCAACTTCCCAAATAGCCCAGTTGCCGCCACCAATACATCAGCCCACGCCGTGCCTGCCGCGTTGACCTGCACCGTTCGGGCGTCCGTGGTGATGGCGTAGTAGCCTGCGGGATAGGCCGGATCGGGCAGCGCGGGCTTCGACGCATAGGCCCATGCCACCTGATGCGGCTGGGAAGCGAGTTGCGCGGCGTTTGCCTTGTTCGTGGCATCCGTCGCCGCCGTGGTGATCGCGTTCTGCGCCGTGCCCACCGCAATGGCGTTCCGTAGATCGGCGGCGGCATTCTTCACGGCGGCCCACTTCGGGTTCCAGAGGGCCACGCGATTCCCGGTGCCGAGCGATGTGGTGCCGCTGAGGGAGTTCCAGGCTGTGGGGCTGGTGAGTGTGGACAGGTAGGACAGCAGCGCGGAATAGGCCGTGTCATAGGTCGCATGGCTCACGCTGTAGGCGTTAGCCTTCGCCACGAGGTCAGCGTTCTCGCCCGTGATCGCGTTGTAATCCAGGATGATCTGGGGCTTCTCGCCCGTGGTCAATGTGTCGGGATCATTGATGGCCGCGACGCTCGCCCCCGTTGCCAGATCCGTGGAGGATGCCGTGGCGCTTCCAGATGCAGAACTGGTGGTCCAGGGTGAACTACTCATACAACGCCCTCACGGCCGCATTGATGTTCGTCAGGTTGGTGGATGGTGAGACGGTCACCTGAAGGTGCCTATCCGTGCCCAGGCACTTCTGCGGAGGAACCACATAGGTGTCCGTGGCGGTGGGGTCCGTCCCAGTGTAGATCACGGCCTCAAAATTTTGGGGGTTGGCGACGTTGGTGGGCCACGTCCAGGTCACGGCGATGTACTTCCGTTTGAAGACAGCAGGGCCCCCGCCCGTGCCGCCCGTGCCGCTGAGTCCGTCCCCGTCGTCCTTGGTGTATTTCATTTCAACACCTCACCAGAATGGCGTATCTGCGACCGCTACCGTGACGTTGGTGGGCGCCGGAAGAGTCTGGAGGGTGGGCGTGAATGTGTAGGCCGTCTCGGCGCTGATCTGCCTAAGCCCGCCGCCCCATTGGTTGTAAGAAACGAGCTTCACATAAAGCATGGCGCCCAACTGCTCCGCCGGGATGGCGTAGCGGAAAACGTTGGAGTCACACTTCACCCACTTCGCCCCGGAGAGATGGCTGCCCGGTGAGGTGCCGTAGAGCCCACGGTAGAGCCCGGTCAGGTTGTAGGCGTTCGTTCCGGTGAGCGTGGCAGTCTGGAAGCTGATCATCTCCCCGTCAACCCAGATCAGATTCAAACCCGACGCCGCAGTGGCATTGTCCACACTCGATAGAGTGCCGCCGTTGGGGATAGTGACGGAGAGGGTGTTGGTGTTGTCCTGAGCCGTGCCGCCTGAGTAGGCCGCCAGCCCCGCCGTGAGTGTGCCGAAACGGCATGGGTTGGTGATGTAGCCCGCCTTGGCATAGGTCGTTCCGGTGGTGCTGACCCACACCTCACATCCGCCCCAGATCGGTCCACCAGCCGCCGCAAGTGTGACCTCTGGGCCGCCACTCTGCGACCAGAGGGCAGGGCTGTCGAAGATGATCGGGGCGTCCGCTGGACCGGGGTCGTCGTTCACATTGGGCGACGTTCCAGACGGAGTCTGGACCGTGTAGGCTGTTGCGGTGGCTACGCCGAAGGGCCACTCCTCGGCGGTGACGGTGACGCCGTTCTCCTCGCCGCTCTCGTCTGGGATGTCGATGCTGAGGATGCGGACGACCTTCCGCGTGAAGCCGATGATGGGGTCCGTGAGGGTCACAAGATCCATCGGCTCTAGCAGGAAGTAACGCCAGCCGAGGTTGAAGGTGTATTGGTTCCGAACATAGACGTTCCGCTGGGCCTTGATTGTGCTGATGGTCTGCGCCACGCTGGCCCGGGTGATCATGTGGAGACTGAGGGGCTGGGCCTTCTTCAGCCCGTTGACGGCCACATCGGTCGGCTCGGGAACATCCACCACGCTCACGTTGTAGCCAGTCAGCCGGTCCAAGTACTCAACCGGCACGGAATTGTAGACGTCCTGATTTGAGACGCGGCTGATCGTGATGGGGCTCTTGCCGGTGGGCTTCCCGTCCTTCCCTACAACGCCGAGGAAGTCGTCGTAGGTCAGGTCGTAGAGCGGGGTCGTATTCGGGGTGTATGTGGTACCGTTGGCTGAGATGGGCGAGTCACCGTAGGGGACCACGTTCAACACCATGGACGCCGCCCCGGAATGCCAAACCGTCTCGCTGTTCGTGGCATCAAGGATGTCTTGGAGGTGGGACCGCATCGCCTTTTGAGTGTTGAAGGCGGGAGACAGAACGATCCCCGCCGCCTGGCAATAAGTGGCATAGCTGGCCGCGCCAGTCACGAGGTCGCCAATCTTCGCCGGGTCCCATGTGGCGCCGTAGTAGACGTTGGAGAGTGCGTCCACCACGATGTCCGAGGGCTTGGCATCATAGGCGGCGGTGGCGGCGGGATCTTGCTGGGTGGCGGCCAGGGCGATGACCTCGAAGCTGTGGTTTTTCATGGCGCCGGAGGACCCAAGGTCCGACGCAGCATTGCAGACCAGGGTCATGCCGCTGTATCCGCAGGCGAAGGTCGGGTGGTTCGAGGTCAGGTAGCTCCAGGGCGTTTGAGTGCGGGTTCCAGAAAAGAATGTGAAGCCGAACCCGGACAGACTCCCGAGGTCTTTGTCCCGCCAGACCCGATTGATGCTGGTGGCGGGACCCTCGCAGAGTGCCAGCATGACACAGGCCGTGTAGGTGTAGGTGGTGTTGGTGACTGTGGAACCTCCGCCACCCTTGCCCACGGTGGTGCTGGTCGTGTGGGGGATCGCCGTGAAGTCGGAGTAGTAGATCAGGTTCCCAGGTACGCGGGTAGTCCCATAGACCACAGGGATGACGCCGCCATAGCTGGACGTCTGGAGTTGCATTCCGGCCAGGACTTGTTCCGAGGTGCTGGTGCTGTGTCCACCACCAAACAGTCCGCTCATCGGGCACCTCCCCAGGGAGACCAGAACCCAGCCTGGGCCTCGCGCAGGACGGTGTTTCGCTCGCCCTCGTCCAGGACAACCCCCAGCCGGATGTAGGCGTGGATGATCTGAGGCCAGGCTAGGACAATGGCGCCATGGCTGACGCACCTCCCGAAGCGATAAAGCACGATGTCGCCTGGCAGTCCGACCTCCACCTTGTGGGCATGGGCCGCCACCAAGTTGAGGTACCGCTCGCCGTCCTGGTGCATGTGCCAGTCGGGTGGGTATTCATCGGGGACCACATGGGGCATGACGCCCGCCTGCTCATAGACCTCGGCCAGGAACATGCCGCAGTCCACCCCAGCGCCCTTGATCCGGGCCGCGTGGTGGTAGGGGGTGCCGAGCCACGTCAACGATTCCTGCACCACGGCGAGACGCTGAGCCTGCTCATCCAGGGGGCGATCCTGGATGAGAGCATGGCAGGCAAGCATGGCGTCGGCGATCATCTGTTCCTCTTGGCCGCGATACGATTGCAGGCTCGACAGTGACGCCCCCCGATCCGATCCCTGTAAGTATTTGCGGGGGAGAATTCGTGACCCCTGGGGCAGAGGGAGCGGTCTCCGTTGGTGCGGTCCAGCCAAAGGAGCTGGTTCTCACGGGCCGTGACCGGCTGGAGGTGGTCAGGGTTCACGCACCACTTGTTTCCACATTTGTGGTCAATGGTCATCCCCACTGGGATTTCGCCCACATGGACTTCATACGAGACGCGATGTGCAAGGCGGGATTTCCCGTCCTTCCATATTCGGCCGTAACCATTCTTGAAAAACGAGCCGCACCACCTCCAGCATCCGGTGGGACTCTTCTGGATTTTCTCAAAAAATCTCATCATTACCTCGTCGTCTCGGGAGGTGGCACCCAGGGACATCCCCGGTAGCGGTTTTGGTTCGCCCACTTCGTCCCGCAGGTGGAGAAGCTCCGGTCACACCCGGGCGTCACGGTGAATGTGTCCCCAGCGGTCGGAGCAATGGGCAGGGGCGTCGAAAGGGTGAGTGTGCCCCCGTTGAACGCCGCGACTGTCCGGCGAGCCCCCGATGCCGCCCCCGACGTCATGGTGAGCGTCCCCAGGGCGAAATAGCCGGAGGCCTGTGCCAATGAAGACGGAATGCTGGTTGTGGACGGTGTGCCCGTGGCGGTCGCAGCGACGGTGAGCGTCCCCAGGGCTATCCCGCAGCCCGCATCTCCGAAGGCGTTGGCACAGCCTGGCTGGAAGACGACTCGCGGCCACGGCTGGGCCAGACGCTCCAGGTCAGACTTCACATGCAGTACCACCTGAACCGTCTCCGGGTCCACGGAGGCAACAGCCCCCTCGAAGATCACCACGGAGCCTAGGGATGTGTCGCCCCACCCGCCCGGACCCATAGGCACCCACTCCAGAAGCACCCGTGCTCCGTCGAAGCCGCCGTTGTGCGCGAAGAGCGGCAGGGGCACTCCGCCCATCGTCACCGTCTGGCCGCTGAGTAGCGTCAGGTCTAGTGTCTGCGTCTCCAGCCCACGGGCATGTCGGATGGCCCCGCGAACGATGCCGGGCTGTGTTGACCCATTGTCCGAGGCGCTGGTGAAGGTGTGCCCGCCGTATGAGAGCGGCATGTCACAGCCGGTCCAGCGGTAGACGGTGCCGTTCTGAAGCGTGATGGTGTAGCACCACGCCGCTAGGACGACGGTGTTGGCATTCAGATAGGAGATGAGGGGACCGGAGGCGTAGCGCATCACTTCACGCTGATAAGGTCAATGGTGCCGCCTGACCACGCCAAGTTGATGAGGCGTTCGAGGGTCAGTTCGTCCATGTCGAAACGTACACGTCGCTGGACACCATCCACGGGATCGTTGAAGAGGAAGGAATCCCATTTCCCCTTGTGTGTCTCGAAGAACGTGACCAGTGTGTTCAACTCGTCCACCAGCGTGTTCGCCGAAAACCCGCTCTGTCTGGCGAAGTTCAACTTGAGCTGGTAGCTGTAGCGCGGGGTGCTCCAGAGCCCCGCCCGCAGTTCCTTTCCGCTGGCGGCAGACTGAACGATGGTACTGTAGATCTCCTTGCGGGTGACCTTGATGTCGAAGCCCATGAGGGTGTCTGGGAATACGAGGTTAGACATCTAGATCCTCCCGTTCCGGCCGCCTTCGCGGAAGATGCGGAAAAGGCTGTCCTGGTGCTTCGTGAGGACTCGGTGAACGTCCTGCCCGTCCATGGCTTGGATGGTGATGCTGACGCTCCGTTTTTCGCCCTTCTGATCCCCACCGGAGGCCATGCCCCGGATGTTCTCAGCGAGGTTGGCAGGGAGGACCATTTCATTCTTGTGAATCATCGCCAGCGTGTCTTGCGGGACCCGATCCCAGCCGCCCTCTGCCGAGGCCAGCCCTGCCATCGTCAGACCTTCGGCGTAGGCTGCCTCGCCGACACCGGGAGCCATCGCCCAGCCGATCATCGGGATTTCGGCAACGGATGCCATGGCGTTCACAGCGTAAAGAGCTGCGGCGCTCTGAGCCTCATTCATATTGCCTGTCTTGTCCATGGCTAGGCTAGTGGCCCATCTGGTGGCCTCTTCAATACCCCACTGCACGAAGAAGCTGATGAGTCCGCTGAGAGCCTGGTCAGTCACGGTCTTGAATGCGTTGCCCCAGGTCATGGTGCCCTTGACCAGGCCCTGGATGGCGCTGTCGAAACCGCCTGTCATGGAGCTGAAGAACGAACTCCACCGCGCCCGTGACCTGTCGAGGGCGTCGGCTTCGATCTTCCCCATGTCCAGGTGGGCCTTGCGCGTCAGGGCATCCTTCTGGTTCTGGATCTTGGTCCAGGCCACCAGATCGTCCTTCGCGGCCTTCTGCTCAGCATCGAGGGCATCCAGTTGGGCCCGCAGCTCCTGGGTGATCCCGGCCTTCTTCATGGCGACCCACTGCGCCTCATTTATCCGGCCAAAGGCCAGATCCTGATCCAGAGCACGGTCCTTCTCTTCGAGGATGGTTTTCTGAAGGTTCAACTCGTCCTGGGCCGCGAGCTTCGCCAGCTCCATCTGTTGACGCAGCGCCTTCTCTTCCTCACGATGGGCCTTCTCCTTCTCCTTTCGAGTGTTCTCCGCTGACTGCCGGTCCAGGTCGTTCAGGTCGGCATAATACTTCTGTTGAAGCTCCTTCTCCTTGTTCAGAATGGCGGCCTGCTCAACCGGCTTCCCCGCCAGCAGATTTCGTTCCTTCTCCATGGCCTCGATCGCGGTGTCAAGCTGATGCTTGTAGGCCATCTTCACGTCGGAAACCATGTCGGCGTAGCTCATCTGGCCCGAGGCCACAAGCTCCTTGTCATCCTTGATCTGCTCCTGCACGCTCATCGCAGCAGAGCGGACGATCTCGTCCTGCGCCATCTTGGCGATGGCGATGCGATCTTCGGCGGCCTTCTTGGCTGCCTCTTGGGCCTTCTTCTGTTCCGCTAGATCCGCCTCTGTTACGCCTTGGAAACCATCTCCTTCTTTTCCCTTCTCGTCATCTTTTTTGTATTTGGGCGCATCGGACAAAGGGACCGCTTCGGTGAATCCCAACTCTTTATCAATTTCCTCGATCGTCTTGAGTGGCCCCCGACGTTCTGTCGCGAACTTGTAGAAGTTTTTCCATGCCAATTCTATCTTTTGGGACAAGGTTGCCCAACTGCGGCCAGACTCAGCCAACTGCTGATCCATTTTTTCGAGTTCACCTTTTAGTGTCCCGGTTTCTACATTGAACTTATCCAATTTTGCGATGGCATCTTGGTCAATGTGCGCGCCCAATTCCTTCAATGCGCCAGGCCCCATCTTCTCGATCTTCTCCGACATCTTTTCGAGTTGCGGGAGGATCGCTAGGGCCCTGCCACCTAGGAGTGCGATAGAAACTTCGGACTTTCTCCCAGGTTCTTCAATCGAAGCGATGAGCTTGACTGATTTCGCCAACGTCACCAGCAGATCCTGGTGTGCAAGATCCATCTCATTCGCTGCGATTTTGTTCGCAATGAAAATCTCAGGGTTGGAGGCCATCTTTCGTTGAAGGCCGTTCATGATCCCCGAGAGATCGCTGAGCGTCCCGCCGGTTAGCATCAAGGCGTTTTTGTAAACGGCAATATCTTCAAACGAAGCCCCGGTGCGTTTGTTCAGCGCCTCGACGGACTCGGTCAGTTCGTTCGTCTCCTTGACTGCCTCCGTGATGGAACCAACGGCCTCCTTCAGCCCCTCGAACGCCAGTCCCACGGCGCCGATGGCAAGGGACGCCGCCCCGAACTTCTCGAACGATTCGATCAGGCTCCCGAGGTCGCCCTTAATCCCGGCGGCAGCGGTCTCCGTGTGCTCCTGCGCGTCCTTCAGCCCCTGGAGCAGGGACTTCACATCTGCGCTGATCTTTACGGATATTTCCTGATTGTCAGCCACGGGTCACCTTCCGTTCACTAAAGACACAAGGGCCTGAAGCTCGTCTTGCGACATGGGCCGCACTTCTTCGGGCTCTTTGGCCTTGTAGCCCATGTAACCCTTCACGAGGAGGTGTAGAGGCGGGTTGTCCCGCCAGTAGTCGAGGAGATCCGCAATATCCGGCCACGGCGTGGAGTCCAGTTGGTGGATGGTCCACCCCGTGGTCGTGACGATGAGCCCTGTGAGACGGCTCCAGTTCAGGGGTTCGTCTGAACTGGAGCGACGGCTTCCGGGCGAGAGAACGTTGCCTTGTATACCGCGAAGGCGGCGGCATCCAAGACTCCAGGGGCGATACCGTCAAAGTCTTCATCGGTAGCCTCCGGGTAGGCCAGCTTGAGGAATCTGATCGAGCGGTCGGTGAGATCGAGTCTGGATAGCCCTTCGATGGGTTCCGTGAGGGCATCCACGATAGGCTTGTTCCTTTTGATGACGCCGTAGGTGAGGGCTGGGATCTTGGATAGATCCATCGTGACTTTCGTTCCTTCGTGCATAGCCATGGTCTCGGCCTCCATGTTGGCCCCGCGCAAGGGCGGGGCCGGGTTGGTTTACTCGGTGGTGTAGAAGTCGATCACCCTGCCGCTGCTGTCGGCAAAGCACTCGAAGTCCAGGTCCTGCTCAGTGTAGTCCTCGTTCTTGAAGGCGAAGGACAGTTTGGGGATCGTTGCCGCGTAGAGTTTCAGCCCGATGTTCTTCCCCCGGAAGGAGTTGAACAGGGTCAACTGGTAGACGGTGCTGGTGCCCATGAGGGCGTTCACCAGGGCGTTGGTCTGCCCGGTGGCGGCGCTGGTGTAGCTGTAGCTGATGGACATGGAGTGCGTGGTGTCAGCGGCGGCGAAGGTGTAGACGCCAGCGGCCGCAGAATACTGGCCCGTGGCGGGGGCGCTGGACACGCGGGTCAGGTAGAGGCCGGTGGTGTTGTCGAACACACCCAGGTCATCCAGCCAGTTCACGCTGTTCGCCACGGTGATCTGGTAGGGGGTGCTGGGAACGGTAGCGGTCTCACCGGCGACTCCGATCTTCGAGCCGGCGGACTTCGTGGTGTTCAGAATGGCGGACACGATTCCGCCGTTGATCTGACCATACTTGGCCTTGCCGCTGATCTTGCCGCCGGCGCGGGCCACGTCAACGGGGAACTGGTAGGCACCACGCAGTTCCTTGGTGGTGAAGGAAATGTCCATGGACACGTCCTTAACCACGCCGATGTCGATGGCCTGCGCGGGGGTGGTGGGAGTGATGAGCGTCAGCTTGCCCACGCCGAAATTGTATTGGGACATTTCAGTCCTCCTGTGGAGTGAGGGCCGCGTTCAGGCGCTCTTTGAGCGTGGCGGTGGCGGCGCGGAAGTGGTTGAAAAGCTCCACCGGAAGGGCGGGGCCGTGGTTGTGGAAGGTTTCCAGGAACCAGAGGTCCACCACGAGGTCCGTGGCGGTCGGGCTGGCTTCGGGAGGATTCGGGGTCTTGGGCATGTGGGGCTCCTATGAGGTGGCGAGGATGTCCAGGGGGATCTGCGCTACGGCCTGCCCCCCAAGGATGCCTTCGTCAGTGACGATTGGTCCGCCGATCCAGCAGTGACTCACAAGGCCGCCCAGGGTGGTGCCATAGGTGTCGGGTTTGGCGAAGCCCCCTTGCTCATCCGGCTGGCGCTCCAGGGCCGCCTCCACGCCCTGGATGAGTGTGGCGAGGCGGGTGTATGGGGCCTCGCTGGGGTCCTGGTCCGTGCGGCAGTAGATCCACAGGGTCGGCTGGAGGCGCCACGCCGGGGGCAGCCCGCGCGCCTGGACGGGCACCTCGTTGCCGTGGGGTAGGAACAGGGCCGGCTGGCTGGATGCTGGAACATCGTCCCACACCTTCCAATTGCGGCTGACCGTGACGAAGCCCTGGATGGTCTCCAGGCGCTCCAGCAGGGCCTTGTAGATGGCTTCCCGGTTCAGGGCCATGTCACACCACCTTAATCGCCCGCATGAGGCGGGCGCGAATCTCCCCGCGCATTTCCTCCAGGCTCGGCACCAGGAAGGGGCGGGGCGCTTGGTTGACATTCCGGGTGTGTGCATGGACCACGGACTGCACGGGGGAGATCGGCCTTCCAAACGCCATGCGGGTCGTGCGGGTGAACTCCTTGACCTGCTGGGCGCCGTGGAAACCAAGCTCCCAGAAGCGGCCATAGACCAGATTTGTGCCCACGCGGGATTCCATGGAGGCCCCGTCCTCAATGAAGCGTTCGTTGATGGACCGGCGGAGGCGCCCCGTGCGGACCTTCAACACCTGCCCCGTCAGCTTCTCCGACTTGATCTTGGTCAGAAGAGCGAAGGCAAGGCTCCGCACCGCGTCACGGGTGGCGTCCTTCACGCGCGGGCCAGCAAACTGGAACCGGGCCGCCACCGCCTCCGCGCCAAGGATCTGAGCCTTCAGTTCGATGCTCATACCGGCACCACATTCCGCCAGTTGTTCAGAAGGGTCTTCACATCGTTGGGGATGTCCTGGGTCTGGAAAGCCACCACCTCTCCGGCGATGGTCTTGGAAGCGTGCCCGAGCCGGTCCTTCTCCTTGTAGGCCCAGGCGGCCATCTTCACGACGGCCTGACCGATGTCAGCCGGGATCGCGGCATAGCCTGCCTTGTAGACCACGGCCACATTCCCGTAGCCGCTGGTGAACGTTGCACCATCTGTTCGGATGAGCAGGGCGCCCCGGTAAACGATGGTCGTCAGATCCACGGCCACACCGTCCACCGTGAGGCTTAGGACATCGGTTACGGGATACTGGCCCACCATCAGCTTCGGGGTGCCGGTGCCATCCAAAACATCGCTGTAGGTGTTCTCCAGGATGTCGCGGTTCAGGTAGGAATTGACCCATGCCGAGGCCGAGGTCACCAGGGACGCGATGAGTGCGTCATCGGTGGCGCTGGTCAGGCCCAGGTAGAGCTTGACGGCTTCTTGGGTGGTCAGGTCCCCGGCGGCCATGGTCTCTACTCCTCAACCTTCTTCTGGCGGATCTTGCGGGTGGGGGCCTCCACGTCCTCAGGCGGGATGGTGGTGAACCCGTGGTCCAGCAGGACGGCGGCGTGGGCGTCTTCCACTTCAAAGGACCCATCGGGCGCTTTCTCATAGTTGCTGCCGTCCACGGAACAGCTTGTCGCGTCCGTGTGGAACAGTTTGATGCTCATGGTGGCTCCTAGAAGCAGGGGCGGGCAGTTGCCCACCCGCCCCTGGGTTAAGTGCGGGGTTGGTTAGGCGCCCGCCACATTGGTGAGCTTCAGCAGGGAAGCGGGGAAGTAGTGCTGGAGGACCTCATCCGCATAGACGCCGTACTCGTACTTGCGGCTCCGAAGCGGCCACTCAAGCTGGTAGTAGTCGCGGCGGGTCTTGACCTGGAACACATTCCCC